CTAATGAAAACGAAATAAAAGTAAAAATTTAACTAAAAAACGTCATTTTCTGTGTTAATTTCTTCAATTTTCACAATTTTGACGTTTTTTCCCTTATTTTTTACCGTTATTTCGTTTTCATTAGGGTAAAGTATGTTATTTCGGAGTGTTTCTTGTAAATCTACCTCGTTTTTGGGTATTTTTGCGGTAATTAGGTAGTATTTTTCACCACAACCAGTACAAAATGAGTGATTTGACAGTAATTCTACCTTATTTTCACTAAAATGTGAGCCAATTTTGTCTAAATTTATGTCTTTTTTGTCATTTACAACCAAAATTCGGTATCCTGTGAGTGTTTTTGGAAGGTTTTTTACCCTATTTAAGTGGTATTTTAGCTCATTTTCGGCCTCTTTTTCATCAAAATCCATTGTTTTTAACGCAGAAATGAGTGTTTTTTTGTCTATTATTTCACTTAAAATGGGTAAAAATTTCATATAAATAAATACTTTATTTTCCCCTTTTTTTAGGATACTTGATTTCTACCTCATATGGACCCGAATTAGTCTTAGAAGAGTCATATCTCCATACAACAACACAGTCATCATAGGTAAAAATACGTTCATATTTGACTGGTTCTACAGATTTTTTGGTGTTTTTTGAACTCATACGATTATTATCTACATTTAAGTGACAAATATAGTAATAAAATCTCTAAAAACATATTATTTTTTTAAAATACGGGTATATTCATTATACCATTCATAATAATCTTTCCTGTCTTTGATTATTCTTCTAGTAATTAACGCAAATGTCGTTAGTGAAAATATTGTAATTCCTATCATAACAACAATATATAGTAAATAAACTCGTAAAAGGTATTATGATAATGTTAAGTTTAGGTTATAAAAAAACCCCACTTTGTGAGTGGGGTTGACATAAAAACTAATAATTTACTCTACGGGTGTTTCTTCCTCCTGAGAACTGTGTTTTTTATTAACAAATTTATCCACAGAACCAATTGCAAAAGACCCCAATACCAAAATAAGGAATGAATTAAAGATAAATTCATTAATTACCAATGGCATCCCCATAAATCCTGTAACGATGTCTGCAGCAGCAAATAAACACATCATAACAAATGCGATAAATCCAACTACCGACTTCTCATTGATAGTGTTACTATCACAGAATAATTTTCCAAAAAAGTTTCTCATAATTAATTGTTTTTTATTATGATAAATATTTACTTTTTTTGTGAAATACTTATAATAAACAAATTTTCATTAAATAAAAAAAGGGACAGTAGCGAATTGTCCCTTTTGTTTGTTGCCTTCACGACAACGGTCCTAATTAAAATTTTTATTCTCCTTTAACTAAATTAACACATTGTTTAAGGTATTCTTTAGCTCTTGGAGACGGGGTAAATTCATCCTCCCTTACTTGAAGATTTAAAACTCTTTCAATGTCTTTGACCAACTCAGTACCATGTTCATTTTCTTTGTATAACTCAATTACTTTGTCCATAGCTTTGTGACAATCACCAGTTGTTTCATCATGATAATTTTTATTTCTGAACCTATTAAGATTATTCATCATTTCATAAGCCAAATGAGTTCCCCCATCTTTTACGTCTTTAAATAATCTAATATTATTTAATATTCCCAATGTATCAACCATAGAGTTAACTCCCGATTGTCTTTTTGTAATGCCTGGTGAATATCTACCAAATTCTTCTGAATTACCAACAATCTCATCCAAAGGAATAACATTTTCGGGAACACAACGTGGTTTAACTTCTTTTTTTCTTTTAGTTTCAGAATCTTCTTCTTTGATTATTCTATTAACTAATCTATTTAGTTCTCTCTCAGATAAATTATATCTTCTCATAGTTCTATTATTTATAATAAATATGTTAAACTTAATCTGTAATTAAGTATTTATATAAATAAATATCATAAATGATTGAATATGATTGATTACATTATTAAAAAAGTTTTATTTGAGGAATTTGAGACTAAAATGAGTTTAGTTAAAAACATACCTATCTCAGATGATTTACGTTTCCACATAGATAATAATATTACATTAAGTGAAAATGTTTTTAGAATATATTCTGAATCATACTTTAATTTAATTAATGAAGTTAGGGGTTTATATAATAAAAATTTAATTAATTTAAATTCAGAAGATGAATGGATTGTTGAATCTGATTTAGGGAAATCGGTTATATTAGAAAGTGGTAAAAGAATATGGTTGGATGCCCCAATAGAGGTTAGTGAAAACTTAATGGAGGCAAAACACAGAGGAAAAAACGTAAGATTAGGTAGTCCATTTAGAACTCCAGGAGGACCTAAAAAATTCGCTGTATATGTCAAAACACCAGGTGGTAATGTAAAGAAAGTAACATTTGGCGACCCAAATCTAAGAGTTAGAAACGCAAGTAAATCAAGAGCCAAATCATTTAGAGCAAGACACAAGTGTGACCAAAAGAAAGATAGAACAACCGCAGGGTATTGGTCTTGTAATGTATCAAGATACAGAAAAAAATTAGGTTTAAAATCATCAAGAAGTTGGTAATAAAACACATGAGCGTTTATAGAAGAAAAAACATATACGAAGATATAGAACCATCAAAAAGAGCGGTTAAAAACATTTGTGACGCAAAAAAATTCTGTAAAGCACAAGGTAAAATTACATTTGGTCAATTACGTTCTATTGTTGAGAATGCAAAAGTTAAGAAGATTTTAACAGATGTTGGTGAAGGTGGTTATAAAGCCACATTAAGATTATTGCCTTGGTTTTTTCCGCAACTAGCTTTAGCTGGATTTACAGGTTCTATGATAAGAGCATTTAATAAAGTTTTCAGACCAACATTAGAGGATACCACAGGATATAAAACATGGTGGGGAAAAACAATACTAAGAATCTTTAATATGGTCGAGGGAGAGTTAAATGTTATAGATCCGTTAACTAAAATATTTTTTATTTCAGACGGACTACTTTCAATGATTAATGATAAAGATAAAATAAAATTTGCTAGACATATTTCTGAAATAGTTTCAGAAAAACCTGACAATGAAGAAGTACCTGAATTATTTGTTGAGAATGAGTTACGGAATTGGTTAAATGAAAAATACTTACTAGACCCCCCATTACAATCAAAAATACCAAAGATAGAGGATCCTGAAATAGAAGATTTTCAGTCAAACGAAGAACTACCCTTCAAAGAAGTTAATGAAAATGGAATCAAAAGAAGGGTATTTAAAGAGTCTACAGATGACCACGAATTAAAATGGCATTTTGATTTAAATGATAGAAAAGTTAAAGTTGTAAAGTCAAATGGGTGGATGTTCCAAATGGACAATCAATTACCCATAAAATTAAATGAAGGTGATATTATCTCTATTCCAAAAGGGATTTATCATAGAGTTATTAAAGGAAAGGGTGATTTAGTTGTAAAAATAAGAGAATCCGAAGAGAAAGAAGTTTCATATGATAAAGAATACTTAGATAAAGTTGAAAACCTTATCAATAAGTTTTTATCTACTCTGAATATAAAAATACAAAATTTTTCACATTATGAAGCGATCGTAGGAAAAGGTAAGTATGACACTATACCTGTGATAAAAATTTTTGGACTTTTTGAAAAACCTTTTTCTATGTCAGAATCCGAGAAATCCCATATTGTAGTTAAACAAGTTATTCGAAGAATTAAAGATGTTTTTCCTTTCACAAAAAATATGATGGTAAAAGGAGGAAGTACCTCAACAATTGAAAGTCACAGAGAAAATTATAATTGGGAAAAAGAATGGTTGAGAAAGTAATACTACTTCCTCAACGCATAATCTACAAACATCAAACATTCTAAGGTTGCAGGATTTCCACCAGCATATGAAATAGCACTTTGTAGTGATTCTTCGATATCTTTTAGTTTGACAAAAACAGATTCTTTCTTAAATGGAATATAAAGTTTTTTTCCCTCTATTCTATTTTGTTTTCCTGTTTGTTCAGAAGAAGCTGAACCCCAAAATGTTTTATGCCAAACACCATCCTTTTGTGTTAATTTTCCTGGTGATTCTTCATAACCTGATAACATACCACCAACCATAACCATAGTAGCACCAAGAACAATACTTTTTACAATATCACAATTCTGTTTAATAGAACCATCAGCAATAAGTGGTTTCTTAGCAACTTTACTACAGATTTTAATCATACTTGCTTGCCACCCACGATTACCAAAACCTGTTGAGTGATACGTTGTACATGCTGAACCGCCACCAATCCCAATTTTAATCGCGTCACATCCCCAATCATCTAAATCAATTACTGCCTTAGGTGTACAAACATTACCACCAATAATAAATGTGTTAGGGAGTTCCTTTCTTACAAATTCAACCATACGTTTCATTTTGATAGAATGTCCGTGAGCGATATCAATAGTGATAAATTCAGGGATTAAATCCAAATCCTTTAGTTCTTTGATTAACTCGTATGAGTTTTCATTTACCCCAATTGAAATTGATGATAGTAAATTTAGAGATTTCATTCTTCTTATAAAAGTAATGTTATCAATCCCGAATCTATGAAGAATATAGAAGTAACCATTTTGAGCTAATTTAACCGCAAGTTCCTCATCAATTATACTTTCCATATTAGCGGGTATCACTGGTGATTTAAATCTGTACCCACCAAATTTTACAGATGTGTTACAATTACTCCTTGATTCTACATAACTGTATTTAGGGATTAAGGTAATGTCGTCAAAATTAAATCGTTTCTTCATTTTTTTCTTCTATTAGTTTATTTACTCTTTTTTTGCCTTTCTCACCAATTGGAATTGGATTTCCGTATTCACTTATTTGAACAAAACGTATGGTTGTTTTTAATACAATCACTTGATTACCTGTATATACATCGTGGGCTCTTGCCTCCATATACAATGTGATTGATGTTGTTCCTATTTTACATGGATATCCATATATTTTAAGTAGTTGGCCCTCTTTTGCCGGCTTTTCAAAATTACATTTATCAATAGAAACAGTAACCATACGAGGTGAATCACATAACTGCATTGAGTATCCTGCTGCCGCGGCGTCAATCCATGCCAAAAGTTTGCCCCCAAATAGATTACCGTGAAATCCTAGATCTGATTTTTTAATTGGGTGTGTATTTAACAATTCCATTTATTAACTTTTTTCAAAAAGGTAATTATATTTCCCAATACAATCAACAGGAATATTTATTTATATGAATAGAAGAAAACTCATATCTGAAAACAATAGAAGAAGAAGTGTAATTAGAAATATTGTACGAGACATTATAACAGTATATAAAGATGAAGATGATGGGGAATTTTACCTCCCTAACCATCTGGACGATAATGATATATATATTTTTCCTGAATTAAACTATGAGTTTGTTGTGGAGTTAGTTTTACAACCAAACGATACTATTGACACGTTTAAAGTCGATGCGAACCTATATCAAGGTGATAATATTATTGAGATAATAATAGATCACAATCCTAAAAACAAAAATTCAATAACATATGATTTGGTTGGTGAATTAAATGAAATAATTGCTCACGAAATAAGACATATTGACCAATACGTTAAAGGGACTCATGAGCTTGGTAAACCCGAAAAAGAAACTCCGATTGAATATTACACACAAGGGCACGAATTAGATGCTCAAGTTTTTGGTTTTAGGAGATTGGCGAAATTAACCAAGACTCCATTTGATGTTGTGGTAAAAAGGTGGTTCAAAACGCACAAAGATATTCATAAATTATCTGAAAAAGAAATGGAAATAGTTATAAACAAAATATTAAATTATAAATAATGGCAAGAATACGGTTACCCCAAGATTATCTTAATAGAATTGAGATAATAAAAAAGGCAATTCTTATCAGATCTGGTTTTTTATCTGAATTTGGTAACAAAGATGTTAAAATTGAACTTTCGGATTTTGACTATGAAGAAAAGGATGGACAACTTAATTTCAATGAACTTAGTTTTGATTTAACGATAACTAACTTAGACTGTTTAGATTGTGATTTTGAAATTGATGCTCTTCACAGTGAGTTAAAAACATTACACGATAGACTTATCAAATCTTGTAAATTTGGTTTAACAAGCGATTTGAAGATAAAAAATGGTTTTGATTTAAGAGGAATCATTACTCACGAAATATACCTGAGACATTCAACATTTGATAAAATAGTGTTTGGGTTATATTTTGATCCGGCAGGTTTTTATTGATTTTTAAACCTTGAAACTATTTTTTTTAAGATTTCTTTTACAGTTTCACCAGAGAGGTTAATAATACCAAAAGACAATAATCTTTTAGTTAATTCACTAATATCTTCATTTGTAAATCCTGTTTCAGACATTTGATAAAGTTTTGGTAATATTGGTATTAAAAATGAGTACGCCAACATATTACTTAAATTTTTGACTGTTATACCTAAACTATCAACAAACCCTAAAAAAGTTTTTTGTAAATCTTCAGTTTTCTTTAAAATTTCATCAAAAGTTTTTACTAAACCTTTTTCTTTTATTATAACAAGTACTTTATTTAATTTTTCTTTATTACTTGTAAAATATGTCAAAATTATTCCAGTCAATAGTAATGACTTTTCCATATCATTAATTTCAGGGAATTTACCATCTATGAAATCAGAAACAGGACCAACGAATCCACCAATAGTCGCCCCCCAAGTTAAAAGAAATTCAAAATCAATCTTTGTTTGTTTTTGAGTCTTTTTTAGAATGTCAGAAACCATAGATTTTAACCCCTTGAGAGTACCTAAAATTTTACTAGAAGATTCCTCCAAAAGAAGTTTTTTATATTGAGATTCTGTAATTACTATATTCATACTTAATTAATAAATATATTGTAATATTTATTTGTATGGGAATAAAAAGAATATTGAACGCTCCTTTACAAAAAGGTGACAGAGTAGAGCTTATAAAAATGACTGACCCGTATAAGATACCACCCACAATGGTTGGTACCGTTAAGGGTGTGGTTGATGCATTTGGTAGTAAAATGTATAAAATAGATTGGTATACAAAGTCAGGTAAAAAAGTAGGTAGTCTTCCATTGATTGATGAAATAGACCCAGAAACAGGTAAAAAACTTGACAGTTGGTTTAAGTTGGTTGATGATGATGAAGAAAACAAAAAAGATGAGAACATCCCAATAGACAACATTGAAGAAGGGTTTATTGTTCTTACAAAGAAAGACATTTTAAAGGAGTCAAAAGAAAACACACCTCAAAAATTTGTTGAATTATCCAAGTTTTATAATTTAGGTAAAATACACAAATATTTGGATGAACTTAGAAAGAGTGGTATTACTAATATGTGGGGAGCTAGTCCTTATTTATGGATGGGAAAAGAAAGGATTGAACATAAGCACCATTATGATGACCTGAGTGATGAAAATCAAGAAAGTTTTGACTATGTGTTGGATAATGCAGAGGATATTAAAATGATGTTAATATCGGGAGCTATGAAAAAAAATCAAGGAAATGAAGATGATGATGTTTATTACTTAAAAAAAGTAGGTAGAACTGTAGAAAATGACTCAAAAGAACTTCATCAAATTTGGATGAAAATGAAAGGTGGAAGTAAATTCATGAAATAAAAATAAAAACTAAAAATTATGGCAAACTATTTTTTTAATAATATAAGTAAAGAAGAACGTCAAAATATACTTGACAAACATAAAACAGTATATGATGGATTTGTTACCGAATATGGACAAACAATAAACAATCAACCATTGTATGTACAAGACTTTGCAAATGATAAAGGAGGAATTACTGTATCAAATAAAGGTGTTGTAAAAAATTACACTAACATGAATATCAATGAAAACTATGAATCATTTTCTGATGTTACAGAAGAAGATGAGGACGGTGATAATTGGGTCAAAGAATTGATGGGAAAAAAAGAAAAAAAGGAGGAATACGGATACGTTGAAGAAAGTGACTTAGATTTAGATGAGGATGAAAATGAAGTTGTAAATAAAATCAATGAAAGTATTGATATGTTTAGAAGATTTCGTAAATATAACTAATGGAAATAAAGGAAATATTATCATATTACTTTGATGAGGACACAATGAGAATTGATGTTTCATTTAGACTCACTTCAGATTCTGATGATGAGGTTAGAAACGATATTATAAAAGTTGATGAATCTAGAGAATTTGGTTATGATATTATCAAAGAGGAAATTGATTATTATGATTTTGATGAAGATGACGACTTTGATGAGTTTGTTACTTTAGATGAAGACGCTTTATTAACGTATTTAAATGAGTATTATATAGTATATCCTAATAAACTACCAAAATCAGAGTTTTTCTAATGAAAATAGATGATTTAATACAACTAATGACAGTGTTTACAACTGATTCTAATAATGAAGGAGAATTGGGGGAACAAGACGCTGCTAATGCTGGTGGAGGTGGCGGTGGAGGAGCTGCGTACCCAACAGTTACAAAATGGGAAACAGGTTTAACAAGAAGTGTTGCTAATCAAATCAGCGCCACTGCCAAATGGAAAGACTTATATAAATTAACAAGAGGAAAGGCTAACACATTATTATGAATAATTTAAACGAAATAATAGATAAATCTTTAGGGTTAATTAATTATAATAGATCCAAGCATATAACTGAACAAGTGATACCAAAAAAGATGGAAACCCCTTTTTCGTTAGACATCGGAAAGTTAAAATCAAAGTATTTAAGTGATAAAGACGACTCACCATTTTTAACCTTAAAGAGCGTTGTTAAAAATCAAGACATTTATATTCCATTAATAAAGGTTAAAACTAAAACTCCTGAAACGGATTTTTTAAAGGGATTACAACCAAAATATGGAAAAATAGACACACTTTTCCCTAAAGATTTAAAATCATTTTACTATGAAAAGACGACTTATGAAAAACCAAAAATAGTAAAAACTGTAAATGGTATAGAACCTTTTAATCGACAATTAGCAGAACAATACTTTGGGTCACAATGTATGAAACTATCAGGAAAACACCCAACATATAATGTCGGGTATTCAAAAGAGTTGGATTACTTTATTGATGATAGTGGTAGACGATGTGTGCCAATACCTTATAAAACAACGGAAAGTAGCGTATCTGACATAAAAACAAAAAAAACTAAAATTTCTGTTGTTGAAACATATCAGTTAGATTTACCAAAATCAGTAAAATTAAAAAATGGAAATACAATACAAAAATCTAAATTTAAGTACGAAAAAA